CAAGTGACTGGGTTTCTTGAATGTATTTAGTACCAAGATAGTCAGACATTCTTTCTTGATTAACATTAATAATCAAAGGATTCCCATCAGCGCCAGTCATTATTGTTCCGTTAGGGCCAAGCAAAGAATAATTGTTTTTGCCGTTTACTATTTTAATTCTGTAGTTGCCTTTTACTTTATCTAGGTTTCTGTCACCTTCAACTTCTATAAAGCCTCTTGCACCAACAGCGCCAACGCCAACAGCTCTTGTTTCTGTGTAAGGCTCAAGTTTGCCGCCCAGCTCTGCAAAAGTTTCTACAGTCATGTCATCAAAAAATCCTTCTAAATTAGCAACTGTGCCGTCATTGTTTCCTTCAGAATATGATGGAGGAATAGTTTTGCGTCCCCTTGCATTTCTAATTTTGCCTGTAATCATTTGAATAGCGTCTTTAAAATCACTTGGGTCATAGACATAATTTTCACCCTCAAAGGTAGAGGCATAGTACGCTTTTGCTGCGTTAAAGGTCTGGCTTCTTGCTTGATTGCCCAAAGTATCGCCAACAACGTCATAAAGATCGCCATACATATTATCTGAAACTTCAGCAAATGGATCAGTTGTTCTACTATCTATGCGTTGTTGCCCTTCAAAAATAGCTCTTTGAGTATTTGAATTTTCTATAGTTGCTGCTACAGCAAAAAGGTTAGCATTCTTTTCTGAAAGAACATTTAACATTACAGAGTCAGGGCCAATACTTTCAGCTAACTTAACTTGTTGAGAAGGACTCATTTCAGGAATAGCGTTAGTTAAAGTTTGAATTTGTTGGTTATCAAGTGGCGCAAATGTAAATCCATAATGCTCACTTAATCTAGCGGCAATTTCTATATTTCTTTGATAAGCCTGTTGATAATCAGCTTGTTCTGCATCAGTTAAATTAGTCTCTAAAAGTCTAGTTACATCAAACTCTGCAAAGTCGGCTAATTCCTCTTCAGTAATAGCATTTTGCTGTATAGCAGTACCCCACGAATCAGTTCTTAATGCTTTCTGTACATTGTTGCGAGCCATTAAGTAAGACTTGTACTGGTCTAAAGTATCTGGGTCTGAAGGGTCTATAGCGTCAATTAATTCAAGTTGCTGGGAATCTGGCATTGCAATAAACACAGATGTATTTGTAGCAGTAGTAATTGCTTTTTCCGCTAAAGGATTACCCGCAGCAAGATTATTTAACTTAACCATATTTTCTGGAGAAAGCGGTTGGCCAGACTCTATTAAAGCTAGGCTGTTACTGACGAATGCTTTATTTTCAGCAGTGGCAGTTGCTTGTACAGAATCAAAGAGAGACTTTTGTTTTACAAGTGCAGACCTTGCTTTGTTAGTAGTTTGCTCCCATTGAGCCTCAGTAAAGTTTGAAGGCACTTCTTTTGTTGCATCTATAATAATTTGATTAGCAGCAGCAAAGTCACCGTTATCTGCGGTATTACTCACAGAAGCCTTTAATTGCAGCCCATCATAATTTCTTTCTAAATCGGCAACAGCAGTCTCAACATCAAAGTCAGGGTTCATTCGAGCAACTTCTTGAAGAGCCATTATTGACGTATCAAGTTCAGCTCTTGCACCAATTGCATCACCGTTGACAATAAGTCTTTCAGCTTCATCAAAAGCATCTGATGCTTCTTTGGTAACATTTGTAATCTGAGTGTTTAAAGTTTTAACGTCATAGGCTTTTTGAAGTGCATTGCCATCACTAAATATCCTGGCTCCTAATCCCGCTTGCACTCTAGCAGCTAGTTCAGTGTTTTTAATTGCACTTACAGTTCCACTTAAATAATTGTTTGCAGCGTCTTGATATGCAACAGGGTCATCTTTATGCACTTCTGCAAATTTAGCTAATATTTCTCTAGATTGATTATTTATTTGGGCAGTATAATCTGCTACTGCATTCCTACTAAGCTCCTCGGTTCTAGCTTGAGCGGCTTGATTAAATGCTCCAGCACTAAGTCCAAAAGTTTTAGTTTCTACGTCAGAGTAAGTTTTTTCTCCTGTAGACTCATTAATTTTAACAGCCTGTTCAGCAGCTAAAGCACCTTCTTTGGCACCTTTAGCAGCAGCCGCAGGTCTTGCTACATCCATAGCAATCTTGCCAACAGTTTGGCCTAAACCAGCTAATGCTCGCATCTTGTCAGACTCAGAGGTATCCAAGGCAGGGGCGGTAAACTTTCCGTAAATACCAATTCGTTGTTGTCTAGGTTGTTGCGCCATTATTATTTCCTATTAAGCATTTATTTTAGCAGCATCAGAAGCGCCAGACAATAGTGTACCAGCAGCAGCTAAGTTAGCAGCAGAGCGAGCATTAGCGCCCTGACGAAGAAGTTGAGCCTGAGCAAGCCTATCAGACAGCTTTGTCATGCCTTCGCTTAAACCGACATTCTTAGCGCTTTCTAGTGCAATACTAGAAGGAGTGCCTTCCGCTTTAATTCCAGACATACCCATACCTACAGCATTAGCTGCAAGAGCTGCATTAAGTTGTTGCTGCCGTTCTAGCTCACGACTTTCAGCGGCAATACGTTCATTTTCCGCTTTTGCTTTCATGGCCGACTCTTGCGCTTTGCCTGCCTCTATTTGACCATAAACAGTAACAGCGGTAGCTGCCACAGATGCTACGGTTGCTGCAAGTATAAATGTCATTTAACTAACCTCTTGCTCTATAAGAGCTGCTTCAATTTCTTTAATATCTGTTAAGTGTGTAGGGTGATATGTAATCCAAGTACACCCTGTTGCGCTATATATAACACGCTGAGTACCTGGGATTGTTTCCCCCAAGTACGGAGCTGTAATCGTCTCTCTTTCTGTAGTGCTAGATACCTCACACTCACCAGATACAACAGTAAACAAGTGTTTAGTTTTATGCGTAGCTCCTACTACAAGACCTCCTGGAGGCATTACCATCTCTCTAGCATACATACCGTCAGAGAAATGGTGTCTTGTTACTACATCTGCCTTTGGGAAATCCTTCATTATTTCTTGTAACTGGGAAATACTATCTTGCGTTACAACATCATTCACGAAGACTCGACCTCATATTGGATAGCTTGCAGATGGAATGGCGTAGCATCAGGTACTGTGATCTCTGGGACTACTTCTGTGTCCCAACCATTACCACCATTTTGGTCTTCTATGATACCAGTTCTAGGAGTAAATGGCGTATTAAATGGAGCATCTTGCGTCTCTCCAATTTGCCTAATAGGAACTGCAATTCCGTCAATGTAGATGCCAGCACTCTCATACACACGCAAGTTAATGTTGGTAATCTTCTTGCGCTTCATAGTGTTCTGTCCACCACGAGTGCCAGGGTTGGTGTTAAGAGGCATTCCCTTAACCTTAACAGGAAAGCTCAGGCCAATTTCTAAGTCTCTTGTGGTAAATCCAGCCATTTCTGCGGCAAGTATTAGAACTTGGTAGCTGCCGGTTCCTGGATTAAAAAATACAGTCCTGTCATTTAGTACAGTGCCATCTGCTATTACTGAAACGGTAAACCCACCAATTCTTGCCCCTTGAGGAATTGTAACAAAAACATTAAAGCCAGTAGTTGTAGCCGTAGTTTTGTAGCTAGACTCCAAAAGGTAATCAAAGTCCCATAATTCAATATCTCTAACAACGCTGCTATTTGTAAAAGTTCTTTTTACAATTACATAAAGTTTATCGCCAACCGCAGAGCAAGATTCAAGTTGATTCTTCCTTATTGAGTTAGGGTCAGAATATGGAGTCCATCTAGTAAAGCCATTAATATCTTGATTTCGCATTGTATTAAGGACAGCACCAGTGCCATCCTGATTAATAATAAATACCCAGTTAGCATCTTCTGTTGTGGTTCCCGCTAATATAGCCATATCAAGAGGGTTGTTAATTAACTGAGAAGATAAAACCGAAATATCATTAGATGTATAAGCGTCTTCATTAAAGCTAAATAAATATTGTCTAAGAGTGTTTCCGTTTTTGTCAACAAACAAAGTTGCACCATCAATAGATTGTGCCTCTAAATTAAATGCCCCATGCTGAGTTTGCGCCACTACTTCAATAGTAGATGGGGTAACGCCCTTAACTAGGAACTCGGAGCCAGCACAGAAGACCTGAAGCCCTCTATCAGGGTTAATGTCTACAATGTTAGTAAGACCGCGAGAGTCAATAGTAATAAAGATACCCTCATCGTCTTCCCCTGTTTCTGAAAAGAAATTAAAGAAATCTCCAGCTCGACTAGCAAATAAACTTTGCGGCTTTAACTTTGTGCCACCTAACCATAAGCGACCATCAGAGAATACACCCATTTTTGGGAATCCTCTTGTGCCAGTGCTATATTCCGACCACACATTTTCTGATCTAGAAACGCCTACGTCAGTTTGGCTAAAGGATATGGCTGAACTACCAGCAGCATTAGCACTTGTAGGAAACCCTGCAAGAAGCTGAAGAGGCTGCGCAGACCCTCCTGCAAATGTAATAGTGTAAGTGTCAGTAGTAGCAGTGCTTGATGTAGCTGCTACAGTAATTCCATCATTAGGAAAGTTTGGCATTTCCTGTAAGTTTTTCTGCAAATTAAATGCAGTAGAAGTACCTACTCCGTTGTAAGTAATGTTTTTGCTTAACACGCCCTCAACATCTATTTGGTATTGATTGCCTACAGCAAAATTGCTAAAGGTTATAACTTGAACTGCTGGCTCTGGAGTAGGGCTTGAACTGTCATTAAAATCGTATTGGGGAATATTGACAAAAGGAACCTGATCCGAAACAAAAGAGCCTGACGGGTTGGAAGCATAAATGTCTTCATCAAATACAATTCTTCTTGTTGGCTGATCTTCGTGAAACATTAACATTACATTTTCAGTTTGAGCATCCCTAACTTCAGGCACTTGTGCGGAGGTATAAGGCACAGGTATGTCAGCGACATAAACTGTTTCGGTGCTGCCAGCATGAGGTGTACGATAAAATCTTGCATTATTTTCTGTTAATACAACCAAAAAGTTAAAGTCTTCCGCGTATTCCCAAGAGAAAGTTTTGGGGGTATTTGCAGCGGTATAGGTAGATGGTTGAGCAGAATAATTCCACTCTCCCATACGGACACGAAAATTTCCACTTTCTAGCGCATTAAGATTAACAATTAATCGCCACTCTCGTTTACTTAGTTGAGGAAGATCGCTTACGTCATACTTTTCGCTGACCTCCATACCAAGCTCGTTGGTAATTGGGATGATTGCTTTATTAATCCAGACTGTTCCGCCAGCTTTATATTGCAATGTTAAGGTTTTATTTTTAATGTAAGCGCCACCAGTCCCATTTCTTATTAGACTAGCGTTATCTATTGTTACAAATTCTGCATCATAAGTTACGCCTAAATTGTACTCGGCAACTATGTATCCAGTAGCAGTGCCTAAGTCAGCGTCAGATGTAAAGTATGTATTAGCATCGCCATCATTTAAGTTTGCGACAACAGCAGCAGCACCTGTAGAATCCGTTGTAGGATTAACTGCCGTCTGACGAACATTACCCTTCAAGGTAATATCTACAAATTTAGTTCCAGGTCTGCGTTTAACGCCACCTTGAGGTACGATAACTACGTTTTCGGCAGTCTGAGCGCCTTTGTAGTATTGATCAAGATCGGTACGGCCATTTAGTAGAGGTGACAACTCACCACTAGCAAAGCTGGTTTGCATGAATTGTGACTTAGGCATTAGTACCTCACGTTAATAAATGGGCGATCCTGAATAGCTACTTGCGGATGTTGCTGTGAATCAGTGAAGCGGGCCATACGACTAGCATTCAAATACTGGTTAGCTAGTAACTCCATAGAGGCCGCACTGTCACGAATAGATGGGGCAAAGTCCATGCCTAACGCATACTCAACCATCTTGGCAAAGTAAATAGGCCAGTCGGCTGGGTCTGTAATGTTAGCAATGTAATCGCAAAACAAGTCTGCACTGTAGTTACAGTAAACTTTGTTTTCAATAATTTGGTAGTTAATGCTAGGGTCTAATTTAATTAGA